TTTATTTAAAGAAAGACCAGCAGCAGCACCAGTACTTAATATGCCTTGTTCTACTTGTGCCACCGCTTTGGCTTGTTTATCGTATGCATCTAAAGCACCAGAGGTAAACCATTTTACACCATTTAAAGCAGTTTGGAAACCTTGCATCATTAAGCCACCTTTAAAAAAGTCCATCGCTGAGCTTGTTTTTTTTGCTTGCTTACCGATACCGTCTATTTTTTCGCTTATACCATTTAAGCCCTTGGACATCTCATCCCTAAGCTTCAAAATAAACTCTATGTTTTCTGCCATGTTCTTTTACTTTCTAACTCTAAACTATATTGTAAATAAGCCCACATACGAGCGAACTTTTCATCATCCCATTGTATAGGGTCATCCTTAAAATGAAAAGCCAACAAAGCGTTCATTTGCTCCATTGGCTCTCTCTTGGTTCTTATGGAGTGGCTTTTTACAAGCTTCTCGATTGACTTTTTTTTACCTCCAACAAATCGCCAACATGCGATATTAAAGATAAAAAATAAGCATCGTTATCTAATAACGCAACGTCTGAAACTTCACGAATAACGCAATTATTTATAATAATTTCGTTCGCCTCTACTGGATTAATTTCCAATTTAGGCATCGCAATACCTAAGACGTGGCGTGATGGAGCTTTAAAATAAATAACCCCATCTTCAAATTCCACGCATTTTATAGCACCTAGCTTTTTAGCTTTGGCATCTCTTGTTTTTAAATCCTCTGTCATAATTTAAAACTTTTTTATACTGTTGTTAATTGAATATCTGCCATGATGAAAGGTACTTCAATCTCTATCATCGTGTCACCCTCTGAGGCATCAAAGTTGTTTTCCAAAAACTCCGCCGCTTTCCATACACACTTCATTAATAGTCCATTTGTAGGGTCTACAAATAAAATGTTAATATCAAAGAAAGGATATTTTAAAACGTCACCATCAGGAGCACTAGCTATTAAGTTTTTAAACTCTTCTGCTAAAAAGGTTATTGAACCCTCATACTCAACACGTCCGTAACCCCTTGATACTGGCTTTGAGCCTGCACCATAGTTATTGGTTTTCTCTTGTTTGCTACTCCATGAGATAGCTCTCACCCCCGTTATAGGGGCTCCGAGCATTGACAGAGTAATCTGTGACCATGAAATAGATATACCATTTATTAAAGTTGCCATAGTTTAATTTTTATAATGATGATGTGAATGAAACTTTAAAGATAATATTGCGAGCCGTTCCCGTTGGGACAATCAACACAGTAGCCTCAATAGTAGAAGTAGCAAGTACATCCTGGATAGGGTCTATGTTAATGTCATACGCCGAAATCTCTGCATTTCTTAACATATCATCTAATTGAATAGCTGCAAGGCGTTCAAATTCTGCAATGTCATCTTCTTGTAAAGTTCCGTTAGTGTTAAGCTGTAAAGGTGAGTTAAGTTTTTCTAAAGAGTTCTCTTGTATACCTCTAATTGCTTTGTCCATCGTTCTAACATTTTCGATATATGCAAAATCCGAAGTGTTAGCAATGCAAGTATGTGAGTCATTAAAGTAAGAACCTGACTTATTAGCAAATCCACGAATGAAAATATATTTATAATCATTCAATGTGTCTAATAAACTTTGTGCTTGGTCTTTATATAATACACCGTTTGAGAATGCAATAGTTTCAAGTTCGTTACCATCTGATATGTTGAATTTTCCAACCCATGCGATACACTCATTAACAGCAGCAAAGGAAACAACGCCAAGCAATGCACCCATAGTACCTATTGACACACCAGCAGCATTATAAAGCTCTAAGCCTTTGTTATTACCATCTTGGGCAATGTCAATACTTACCCTATAATTAGAAACGGTTGCCAACGTAGGCAAAGCACTTAATGCAGTACCTTTTATGTTTGGCGTTAATATAGCACCAAAAGGAGCATCAGCCTCCTCTGATTTTACAACCTCAGTATGTAAAGCCGTTGTTAATGCAGCGTTAAACGTAGCAGCAGGAGAATAAACGCCCATCTGTCTAATTTCACCATTTGCAAAAGTTCTAATTGTAGTAGCTTCTGTAAAGTCATAAGCACCACCAGGGACGGCATATATACCAACGTATAAAACGCCTTTAGGCTGTAACCTAAAGTACTCTTTAATGTGATAGTGTAAAGGGTCAATTGGTGAAGCGATACCACCACTAAACTGCACAATAGTTGCAGCGATAGTGCCTACAATTACCGTACTAATAGGAGTACCAGAGTTGTAGAATACACCAGAACCAGCAGCAGCATTGATAGTGATAACGCCTGCAATGTTTGAACAACTAAAGCCATGCGTTGCAGTGCCTGCATTAATAATTAATTCAATAGCATCAGCCACATTCGTAACCGTTGTATCACTTGCCACCTTGGTATAAGTACCTAAAGATACTGACCCGATTGGGGATAGTACTTTTATTTCAATAGTGTCACCATCAGAACCTACTCCGGTTATTTCAACCGAACCAGTTGCGACAGTTTCAGAAATGTGTTGGTCTGTGATACCTAGTGCCACTGCCTCATCTAAAGAGAATATTTTTTTAATTCTGTCCGATGTGCCAAATCCACTTGGTAAAGTATCACTATAAAACAACATCCCCGAGATGTGGTCTTTACCTGGCAAAGGTCTTCCTAAACCAGCAGAGCCACGAACAAAAGATATTTTATTTAAAGCCATTATTTTTTACCTTTTTTATTTTCAATTTCTTTTTCATCTAAATCAATAATATCATATTTAATATCATTTTCATTAGCGTATTTATCGGCATATTCCTTTTTTACAAAAATGTTTCCATTGTCAAAAATGTAAACAATTCCGTTTAAGTTATATTTTTCTTTTGCCAGTTTTTTTAATTGTTCTTTCATCATGTCCTTTCGTTACAAACATTTCAAGGTTTGATTTATTCGCTAAATTTTCAACTGTTTCAAAGTCTGCATTTAGAAAAACACTACCATTTGATAAAACTATAATAGTCTTATATTTTTGGTAATAATACGCCCCTATTTGTTTTGCTTCTTTTTCTGTCATTGTGATAAAATTTAAGGGGAGTTATTAACCCCCCTATTTTAAATTATGCTTGGATGATTGAAACCACACCAACGCCATCAGTTCTCATTTTAGATGCTCCGTGCATTACTAAAGAAGAGAAAATTGAACCGTAGTATTCTGGTTTGTCCTCGTCTGCAAATACTTTGATGTCCCCTAAAGCCTTTGTAACATAGCTTGAAGAGATAGCCAAAGCACCTAAGTTATCAGTTGCAGCAGCAGCAGAAGGAACACCCTCATCATCAATTGCCTTAATCACTGGAGTACCCGTGTTGTCATAAACAACAACCGAACTTCTAACAATTAAGTCAAAGCCCATAATCTGAGCAACTTTACCAGTGCCAGCAGTAGCAGAGCCAAACTCCAAATATTTAGAGATGTTAGCATCACCAATCAATTGATAATACATTGATGCAGGTAAAACTAAATATCTTTTATCATTCATATTGACATTTGACTCATCCAATACTTTCGCCGCCGTTCTTAAATCTTGTAAGTTGATAGCGTTTCTAGTACCCGTTGCAGATGGAGCTAAAGCAGTTCCAACAGCTGAGCCAGTTGTTCTCACTTGGTAAGCTCCAGCAGTAGCAGCCCAATTGTACAAAGTATTATTAGCAACTACATCAGATAATTTATCAATGTGTTGTTTCAAAATAGATTGTCTTTTGCTGTACGATATTTGCAACGCATCAATATCGGTCAATAAGATAGGTTCAGCAGTGTACTCGTTCAAAGAATAAGTTAATTCGCTATCCGTTCTTTGAGAAATAGCAGCAGGGTATGAACCTCTATTTTTTGTTACTGCTGGATTTGCACCCGCTTGTGGGATGTGTACCGTTTTATAATTCACGTATGGTGAGTGGTCGATACCAATCATATTCATGAATGAGTTATTAGCGAAAAGGTTTTCCTTTATATCACTAATCCATATTTCTTTTTGTAAAGCCATTGTTATAATTGTTTAAATAAGTTGTTAAATTTTTCTTTATCTTCTTTTTCCATTTTAAGCAAGCCAGCAGCATCGTTCTTTTTCCAGTCGTTTAAAGTCCATGATGCTCTATCATCTGCTTGTTCTGTTGGTTTTACTGCATTTCTAAAGCCGTGATAGTCTTGCGCCGTTACTGCATCCAACATGTTTTTAACGCTGTCGAAATTGTTTTTCGCTTGTTCAAAAATAACATCAAAAGCATCTGCTTTTATTTTGCCGTCTTTGATAGCGTTCTCAACTAAAACTTTTGCCTCTTGTTCTGTTTTTTCTTGAATCTTTACTTTTAATTCGTCTAATTCTTTGTGTAAATCTTCAACTTCTTTTTCAAAAGATGCTTTACTTTCTTCAAGCGTCTTTTTTTCGTTTTCAATCTTTTCGATAGCTTGGATAATTTCTTTTTCCTCTGCTTTGTCAGAAAGATTGAGCTTGTTTAATACTTCAATCATTTTTTTATCTTTTTTTGTTAGTAAATTATTAGATACCTCAAATAATTTCAAATAGTTATCAGTACTTACATTTTTAACTTTTACTATGCTTTCAAATGTATCATCAAAGAACCCAGACGTTACGGCGTCTTTTGCATTTAGCCACGTTTCAACAGTCATCATATCCATAACCTCAGTTAATTCCTTTCCGCTTGACTTGCTCAACTGCTCTGCTAAAGTTTCTTTGATTTTATTTAGTACCTCTTTCCCTTTCGCATCATTACCGCCACCGCTTGGGTCGTGCATCATAAACAAACCATTAGACACGATATAACGTTTATTACCATACATAGCGATAACGCCTGCGATGGATGCTGCCATATAGTCAACGTATGTATTAACCGTGATGCCGTTGTTTTGAGCGTCACGAATACATGAAATTATAGTCTGACCATCTAGGACGTTTCCACCTGGTGAGTTGATACGTAGGTTTATACTTGTAACACCTATATTTATTAAGTGCTGCATTTCATTACAGAAATCTATACCATTGACACCAAGTAAGCCACCAACTTCGGAGTATATCCGCATTGTCGCTTCGTTAGTTCCTATGTAATTATGTACGTATTTTAAAACCATAATGAAATTTACGTATAAAGGCAAAATGTTTACTTTATTTGTGCCAAAAATGTATTTAATTTGTGCCAAAAATATTATCTTTACAATATGAATAAAGACATAGAAGACTTAAACAACGAAGCTACTTATAGAGCAGTCACCACCGTATCGGGTGACTTAAAAAATAAGTTATTGAGGGATTGTGCCAAAGGTGAAAAGCCCGCTCAAATTCTTAAACGGGCTTTAAAGGAATATTACGATAATAAGAATAAAAATGGAAGCTATTAGATGTTGCCGTATTTTAAATAAAAATAACCACTATTTATTAGCGTATCATTGTAGCTTGTATTGTCAAACTGACCAGAAGTTAATCTATATAAATTAATTATTATTTGTCCACCGCCTACTGAATAAGTCCACCAAAGCTCAACATTACCACTTACTCCTATAAATGGACCAGCATAAACCAAAGTATCGTCCAATACTTGCATATCTACAGATAATAGTTTATTTGTAAATATGGCAGAGTCCAAGCCAGTGTTTATACCTACGGATAACGAAGAGTCCATATTCCACGAACCTATATTAAACCTTTTGTATCTAATCTTATATTTTACAGTTGCCCCATTATAATCAGCGATACCCGAACCAGTCACGGCGTTACTTAATACAAATTTCTCTATTATATGAAAATTGTAACTATTGCCATCACTAAACGTCGCAGGGTCGCCACTAATATAACTTTCTACAATATTCCAAACTAATGTATCAGCTGGTGAAGTTATCGAAGCGTTGGCATCTACATCATAGATACGTCCGTTGTAATATATTTGTCCTGCCGTTACTTCCGATGTGCCTGGTATATTTGCCGTAACATCACACCCACTTAATATAATAACGTCGTTTGTTGTGTATGCCTCCGTTAAGTTACTTTCTATCATCTGGGCCGTTAAGTCATCAAATGCAGTATTTAAATGTGTCAATGACCTCTTTGTAAAAGGAGCTTTTACGGGGTCTATAATGTTTGTTATATCGTATTTACGAGCCATTTTTTAATATGTTTGTATTTGATAAGTGTAACCAGTTAATCTATATTTTTTTATTACGTCGTTCATTATTGCCGTCCTTTCTATGTTATTACTTGCAAGCGCATTGTAAACAGCTAAAGGAACGTAAACAATGAAGTCAGTTTCACCAGCGATAAAATCATTTTCACTAATAAAGTAAAGGCTTAATACGTCCGTTTCTCCTACTGTTGCCGTTTCCGTGTCAATTTCACCAATACCAAAATTCACATCCGAGGTATTTACGTTTTCAATGTATATATCACTAATAAGTGGTAAATCTCTAAAGGTAGTTTCAAAGATACGATTTAAAGCGTATTCTAAAACCAACTTGTCAGGGCGATACATTAAACGCTCTGCAATGCCTATAAAGTTCTCGCTAATACGTACAAAATAAGTAGCATTAGTTGGTATAACTCCAGCTGAATATCCATCAGTAACTTCATTCCTTAAATATACTTTTCGTGAATACCTTACAACTTGACCAAAGGCATAAACGGTTAAAGGATTAAATTGTCCTGCCGTGTTGCCCTCTCTAAACCATTTAAAAATAATATTCAAATCATTTAAAGGCTCAATGATACTATCCGTAACCTCTGTTATATCGGTACGCTTATGAGTTGGTAGTATCTCTGTTGCTAGCTTACTAAAATTTATATCAAATATGCCCATTATCCCACAGTATAAGTTATCGTATCACCCCACGTATTTGATGCAGTCGTTTCCTCCTCAATGTATCCCGAAACAGTAGACCATTTACGGGTCACAACCGTTGCACTAGCCAACACCGTAGCATCTTTACGTGCCTTAACTTCGTTTATCACAACATCATTAACACCGTCAACCGCTTGTATTGCATCTTGTATCTTGCTATTTAAAACGTCACCATCAAAAGGCAAATTATCTAAATAGTTTTTTATCGCTGCTTCAACTGTCGCTTGTATACTGTCTACATATTGACCATCGTAAAATACTTCTGCATCAATGTATAATTTATCGCTATTCTCACTTAATATAGTAACGTATGGACCAGCTGGAAGTATTGCGCTAACATATCCCTCTAATGCTGTTTTTTCGCTTGTACTTAATGCCACTGGTGGTTCGCTCTTTGCTACCTTAATCGTTATACGTCCATTCCCTAAGCTAATAACGGCACATCTTGTTACTATTTGTAAATCGGTATCTACAATAGGATAAGTAGGGACGTAATTAACCAACTCCACATATTGCGGCGTTGTTGCATCGTATTGAAATGCGAAAACCTTTGATTGTATCCATTGTTCCGTGCCTGGTATTGCGTTGTTTGCTATCGCTTCAACGTCGCTTTTATGTTTGTCAAATAGTTGCTCATGTATATTGACACACAATGCAACAACATCAGCCCAAAGGTTAAATATGCCAACACGGGAGCCACCCTCCTCAGCAAAAGGAATAACACTAATATTATCCTTTGTGTTTTTTTCGTCAATTATACTTTGTTTTATCGTGCTAATACTACGTGCCATCGCCAGTCCTTATTATATCGTTATCAATATCCAAATTTATTGTTACATTCAAATCATGTGGAGCTAATTTTGTGATAGTGTTATTTTTGATATAGCTGCTATCATCTTCGTATATACAAGAATACTCCAGTTGATAAATATACACGTTATTATGGTTATAATCCATTCTTTGTGCCAAATAAGTTAGTGGCGTGAATGAAGTGGTACTATATCCGTCTAATGCTATTTGTACGCTCTCGACTAAATCAAATATATCTAAGTCCTCTAGCTCGTAGCTTTCAAACCCTAAATGTAACCTTATTTCTACTTCTAAACGCTTTGCGCCTGCACCTTGCGACACCATAGGAGCATCATTAATAAACTCTATGAAGCAACAAGGATATGCAAAAGCCTGCTCATTGTTAAATGTGCTATCGTCGTTATTTGATTTATTAAATTGGTCATTAAATAACCTTATTGTTTGTAATTGTGATACGTTGCTTTCAAGTCGTGACTTTATGCCTAGATATATATTTTTCATTTTCCTAGTAAAGCGTTTTTTATATTAGTACTTATCAATTCAACTATCTTTTTATTTAGGTTTGCACTTTCGCCGATAAATTGACGTTGTGGCATTTTGTTGCTGCCGTCGTTATGTATTTTAGAGTAGTCTAAATCAGTAGCTATTACTATTTTCCTCATACTAGCACTTTTTACCCTTATGGAGTTTCTTAAATCTCCAGTCTTTACCAATATAGCTCTTCCACTTTCTGACTTCTTTGATACCCTTGCAAGACCGTTAAATGATACCTGACCCTTTCGAGCTTGCCAACGCCTCACGCCATTATCATCAAAGCCTTGCTTTTTAAAGTTATCTTGAAAGAAGTTTTTCGCCGTTTCACCTATAATAATAGGCAAAGTCCTCTTATTTCTTTCGTATGCTTTAATCCTATTTATAAAGTCTTTCGCTCGCATTAAATAAATATATTTTTTACTTGAATTAACGAAAATCTACACGATAGGTTGGTATTTGCCGTGTCTGTCGTTGCTTGAAATTCTATTAAAGACTTTTCACCAATTACAAAGGGCTGAGTTGGTTTTATTTCAACAGTGTTCTCAATTGCTGTATCTATTATTTTTCTAAACACCTCATATCTTGCACCACTTACCAAAGAAGTAACAAAGCCTTTTACAGTCACAACGGGGTCACCACCGCCACCGCTAAGCCTTGCAGCATTTAATAAAAGATAATCCATTAAAGCTGTACTATCTTTTGCAACAAAGAAAAAAGCATGCTGAGTGCTACCCGCTGTTATTGGTATTTGTGCCTGAATTGTGCCACCCGTCGCATTTATATTTCCAATGTTTGCACCATTTGAACCAGCCAGATAAATAGACATCCTATTAACTCCAAAATACAAATTATTTGTAATAACGGGAGTAGTCCCATTTAGCGTCACCACTTCAATTATATTTTCATAGTTTTGATTAACGCCGTAAATAATTATTGATTGTGCCCCCGTTCCTGCTGCTGTATCGTTTGCACTGCTTGAAGCTATGCTTAAAGTTTGTGCTGTTGTGATACGTGAAAACAAACCGCCAACGCTCCATATAGTTTCCGTTCCAACGTCTATATCATCGTTATATCCAAACTTATTCCATGTTGTTTGGTTTTGATGCCTCCCTAAAGCTACTTCATACTTGTAATCGCTTGGACGTACTGCAATAGCATCCGCATCTTGTTGTAGGCTCAAGTTCATAGGTGCGCTCAAAGCAGTATAAGAACCAAATAAACATTGAGCCCGTAAATATGTTTGATTTGTGCCGCTGTCGTTTGTTATCCTTATTCTAAAATATCGTCTTGTTATTGTTAGCTTGTGCACCTCGTTAATATTTGCGCTAACTTGGTATGTTAGTGTGCTATCCCAATTAACACCGTCAACACTAAAGTCAGCGTATAATTTTGCGGTGGTATCCGTCTTTAAAGCTATTGTTAAAGCGTCGTATTGTCCTACGTCCTCAGTTTTACCCGTGAAAGTTTCACCATTATTTAATAATGTGTTAGTGCTGTTGTTTTGTGATACAAATTGACTCATGATGGTAATGGTAAATTAAAGTTTATTAATGCTAAATTCTTATCTTGTTGTGCTATATTAAAATAGTCGTGTTCTTTTGAAAATACGTACCCACTTGTCGCAAAGTTCGTTTGGAACTCTTCGGGTACATCGTTAGGCTTAATAAAGTCATCCATATTTGATACTTCACCCTCTGCCATTTGTTGTGCAATGCACCTACAGTTCCATCCGTTCGGTGGATAGTATGTTTTCCAAAAGCTATCATCTATTGGACGTATAATATTGTCCAAAGTTTCATGCGTTGGTCGTACCCTTAAATCTCCTACGGTTTGATACTTCAATAATGGTAGTATATTCTTTTTTTCATTAATTCTTTTCCATTGCGATACACTACGTCCGACGCTCCTTGATGTGTTGTATTCAGTCCTTAAATAGTTTTTATTATAAGTATCTAAATACTTCATAGCTTCTTTTTTAAACTCCTCATAATTGGCAGCATTAACGCCTACAAGCTCACTCAATGCCTTTAAATTTTTAATTTGTTGGTATGTTTTCGCTCCACTAAAGATAAATATATTCTCTTTAAACGATTTTAAATATTGATAATCTTTTGACACCTCAAAGTCCCCAACACTTGGAAAACCGATACCCTTTACAAAGTTTTCATATATGTAATTTGCCGTCTTTTCGTATAGCCATAAAGGCAACGTAGCAACAGTATAAATACCATCCCATACGCTCAATACGACGTCCTCCAATTCCTCTTTTGTAAAAAATATTTTATTTTCGTATTCGTGAACGCCACCACAAACACCACAAACCTGAGAATACTTATTTGTAATATTCTCTAAGCTTGTTGATAATTGCTTTTTTGGCTCTTCGTCCTCCATACTGTCATCATCTAATTCGATTTGATACGTCTCTTCCAAATACTCTTTACTGAATTTAACATAAGGCATCATTTTGGCGTCTTGTTCTGCTTTATCTTTTAGGCTTAAACTTTCGCCATAATCAAATTCAAAAGTACAATTTTCGAAGCCTAAGCCGTGCATATTAAGAACCTCAAAAACCTTTTTATTTACTTGCGTAGTTACCCATTTATCGTCTGCCTCAACTATCTCACTAAGTACGTTTTTATGTACCTGAGCAGAGCCTACAAAAGACTTCTCATCCGTTGTACCCGTTTGTCCTAGCACTAATTTGGATAGCTCACTATTACACCTTTCAATTAACTTATCGTAAATTTCATAGTTGCCGCTCTGGTTACCCGTTACAAGTTCAATGCTATCATCTTGACCCATTACAGCCCAAAAACTAGAGCCCATATTTTTCAAGTTGTACTCCATGTTAGACAATAGAACCTCATCGGTTACATCGGTTTTACCTATCCTAAAAGGCTGCCCAAACTTTTCAGTGTGTTCACTCCAAAAGCCTATTGCGTTCTTTTTCCATAGCACATATGGAGCAGCTTTACACAATATACCCAAATTATAAACGTCGCTACAAAAGTACAACGACCATTTTTTATATCGTGGGTCATCAATCTGTATCCCTACATTTTCGCTACTTGTATAAGTAACTAAATTTAATTCAGGCTTTACATATTGCCTCTCTACCGTTACAATGTCATTAAAGCCGTCGTTATAAGCCCCTAAATCCAACAAAGTAAAGCCGTAGTATTGACTGTCAAGTATTGCGTTTAGTATCTTAATAAACCAATCTTTTTTTAATTCCTTTGTTTTGTCCTCTGAGTATTCACCATTAACCATTACTTTAAAATCACGGCATAAAATAGCGTTCTTTCTTTGTTCGATAGTTGCTGAAAGGTGACCATCCAAAACAATGTCCTTTAATAACCGATAATATTCTGTTCTATTTGGCGTTGTTCTGCTCTCTGCATAGTCTAACGCTTTGCGCCACTTGCCTACATCTTGACGTGTCCTATAAAGGTCAGTAATACCGCTCGTTTCGTCTTTTATGCGTCGTGGTCTGCCAGTAGTGCCAGGCTTATCTATATTTTCAACCTTTGATATATTAAATCCAAATAGTTTCATATTAGTAAATATTGTTAAATGGTTCATTGCTTCCTAGCCTTAATTGGTAGCCCTTTTGAGCTCCATAGCTTGGTAAATCCATGTTGTAATCTCCTTTGTTCACGCCTTGTAAAAAAGCTATTGAATTATTATACCTTTGTTGTCTAAGTTCGGGTATATTTCTAGGGTTAATAATAGAGTGTATATCATATAAACAAAAGTCTATCAATAAAGTTACTATTGTTAAATTCCTATTATCACCATACATCCATGCTACATTGCTAGGTAATACCCCATTTACAGCCGTGTAGTTGGCTTTTGTTATTACCTGCCAATAGTTTGTATCCGTTGGTACTTTGCCCTCTATATAGCCACTGTTTGTTATACGCTCGTAAACTACATAATCAACATTAACCCTATCGCCAACATTATAAAAAACCCTATCATCAAACTTATCAGGATAAGCAATATAATAAATACCATCTAACCCTAATACGTCCCAATATGTAGCGTCTGTTGGTAGGTTGCCCGTGCTATTTAATATACATTCGTACACAATGCCATTACTTGCCACCCTATCGCCAACAATGTAAGCCGTTAAGGCGTTGAAGTCGTCTGCTGTAAGGTTTATTCTATCGCCATAATAGTAATTGGTAAGTATAGAGAAAGTTTTTAGGTTGTCGAATATATCATTTACACGATAACGCCCACTTATAAAATTCTTAATGTATTCAATATTGGATAACTCACTAATAGCAAGTACCTCAGTGTCGCCCGATATGCTACGAGCTTGTTTAAGTACTTGGTCTAGGTTGTCGGATGCTATTTGTTTATAATAATCTTTTGTACGCAAAAACATAATAAAACACTTTTTTACAAGATACTAATATTTAAAAAATTAGTTTGTATTTGTGCCAAATTAATATGTATGCCCTTGTATATTCCGCCCTATCTTGGTGACGCTTGGGGCGTCGCCCTTGATAAAGTCCTTAAACTCCTTTTTAAAGCTACTTATAACCTGATAATCTAAGCAGTCAGATAAATGTCCGTACTTTTCGTATGTCACCTTTGTATCTTTGTCCTTTGTCCTTTCTTTGTGCTTTGTGCCGTCTTGTGCCTCTTTTGTGTTCAGTAAGTCTGTAATAGTATGCACGCATTTAGGGCTTATGTGTATGTATAAGTCTTTGTAGTTGTATTCAAAGATATTATTAATAAAATTACCCCTTGCGATGACTGGTGGATGTGAGTTATCTACTTTAATTGTAGGGCTAAACTTATTAAGCTCCTTTTTAATTATTGAATAGTCATTATATCCGTGTTCCGTTCGTGTGTCCTCATGCCTACCAGCCGGGTCACCACATATAAACATCCCCGCCTCATGGTCATTGTATCGCCTTACTATCTCACGACACAAACCAACCGTATTATTATTAGGGCTCTTTGTTATTATCTCATCAATTACTTTTATTGTGTTGTTTTGCACTTGTGAAATGATGCAGTGCATCCCAGGGTTAACATTGAAGTCAAAACTTATCCAAATCGGTAATAATTCGTTGTAGTGTACCTCGTTTACGTTGCTGGACCTGTCAAACATTTTGTAAAATAAACCGCCCGTTTGCTTATTGCCCCACTCACCCAAGGTATAAATAGTGTAATAGTATCTGTTAGCAGGGTTTGCGCTCTGCTTCATGCTTTCAAGGTATTGCCCGAACTCCTTTGGTAACCATCTATTGTCATGATATGTCGATTGGTGGACGCTGTAATAAATGTCCTCCGATAATTGCGCCCTAAACTTTTTATCTACCCTATCACCTATGAATTTCTTATAAAACCAATGCTCCTTATAGTCACCATCCACTTCGGGGTTTATGGTAAATATCTCTTGTAAAAAATCAGCTCTTTGCGTTCTTATTGATGTTGTGATAGTAGTAAAGCCCTCCTCACTTGGGATTTCCTCCTCATACCATGCGCCCGACGGGTCTTTAATAGATTTTAACTTTGTTGGGTCATCCAAGCCACGTGCCAAAAACTCATTGCCGTTTTTACACCTAATTTCTAAAGGGTTTAGTTTAAACTCAAAAAGCTCTTGTAGTCCTAAACTTATAATATTGTCTTTTATAGTTTTATAGCTACTATCTTTAATAGAGTTGTAAGTGTTCCTTACAAGTACAAAACGAAAGTGTTTAGAAGTCAAGCAGTCATAAATAAGTTTTTTACTAACAAAGTCACTTTTAGAGCTCCCACGCCCCCCATAAAATATCAAATACCTATCTTTATTATCCCAATAAGGGACAAAGGTTTCATTGATAATCTTGTTAAGTCGTGGGAACTCTATAATCATGTTATTCGTTAATAGTAACCTTTATTACTTGCTCATCTCTGTTTATATTTTGCTCTACTCTAGCTTGTTTAGGCTTGAAGTATTCCAGCAAGTTATTAAAGTGTAGCATAAAATCTTTATCGCTTGACTTTGCCATAATATCAATAGCCCTTTCGGCGCATCGGCTCGTTATGTATTCGCCTAAGTCCTCCCAGGCTTTTGTTTTTTCGTCTTTGTGGCCTTTTGGTTTGCCACCTGTTTTTTTTCTGCCTTTTTCAAATCCCATATTCTATAATATTCTAATTTAGAAATGTTCTAAATAAGCTATTTTTATTTAGACTAATTCTAAATAAGGTTAAATAAAAATACTATACCTATAATAATATAAGTATAGTAATATACAATAATAATAATAATAATCTATAAATACAAATAATTGTTAATAAGTAATATGTTTAGTTATTACTTATCTATCTTATACCCTAGTGATTTCAATAGCTCTATTGCTTTGCTTTCATCTTCGCTTTGTTGTATCTCTCTAATGTAAACACATCTACCAATAGTTGTATAGAATCCGTTTAGTTTCCCCCTGTACCATAATTTACCATCATTAGTAAATTCGTATTCTCTATCTACAATAGGCATTGTGTATTCTTGCTTTTCGTAGATTGGTAGTTGTTCTTCATCATCTGATACATATTTTAGTTCATCATTTAACGATAAATAAAAATTATCATGTATATTATAAAAATAAATAGGATAGTAATTATCATCATCATTCCTACTATACTCGAA